ACAAATTTCATTCCCTTATGAAATAAAGGTTTTGAATTAACAAATAAATTTATATTATTTCTTATTATATCGATCCCTCTCTCATCGGATGCGTTTAAATGAATAATTAAATCTTTGTTTTTATTATTTATTTTTTCCTGGTAATTGTTAATTAAATTAATGATAGTTGTTGTTTTACCTGTACCAGGAGGACCATAAAATAGCAAATTTGGAAAATAGGATGTATTTATAATATTTTTCAGTATTTGCTTATTAAGGGAATCTAATACAATATCTTCAAAATGTTGGGGTCTATATGCTTCCATCCACGGAATACTAGTCATTTTAGATTAGTAATTTAAATTATGTTTAAATTAAAATTTATAAAACTATACACATATATTTTTATAAATTATTATCGTAAAATGTTTTTATAGTTTTAATATATTTTAAAACTATTTAAATTTGTCTTGTTTAAATATTATATAATTACAAATGACTTTAAAAAATAGTAAATGTAATAATTCTAATGATGTAGCAGTAGTTAAAAAAAGAGGCAGAAAATCTAAAAAAGTTTTAGAGGAGGCTTTAATAAATAAATCAACTATTTATGATGATAACATTGTAATTGAAAAAGAAAAAGAAAAAGACATTTCCCCTGATAACAATTATATTATTGATATCGGTTTAGCAAATGATGACACTGCTATCACTAATAATGATATAATTGATATAGATATTGATATTGTTAGTGAAACTATATCTGATAATAATAACGATAATGATAGTTTACAAAGTAACATTATTCAAACGGGTAATTTTTTAGAAGAAGAAAAACCACTGACTAAAAAACGCGGAAGAAAGCCAAAGGGTGGAAAAATTATACAACAAATTGTATATCATAATGATAATAAAGAACCTAAACCAAATGTAATACTACATTTAAAATGCTCATTAAAAGAATTAAATACAAATGATTTATTTGATTCTAAAATAGAATCTTTTAATTTTTCTTCAAATAATAAAATGTCATTTGAAAATATCGAAAAAAATGAAAACAACACCTTTAATTTAAATCCAAATAACGAAACTAATACATACTCAAAACCTTCATATTTAAAATATGATGAAGAAGATTACGACGATGATACCATGGATTATGATGACGAGTCAAATAAAAATTCTCATGTTAGAGACGTTTGGAAAAAACTAAAGGTTTTGCAAAATAATTTACATTTAAATAATATAGTCGATAAAAAATCTGCTTGTTTTTGGTGCACTTGTGACTTTGATAATCACCCTATATATATACCAAAACATTATATTAAAAATTCATATCATGTATACGGATGTTTTTGTAGCCCAGAATGTGCTACAGCTTATTTGATGGAAGAAAATATTGATAATTCGTCTAAATTTGAAAGATATCATTTAATTAATCATATTTATTCTAAAATTTATGACTATAAGAAGAATATTAAACCAGCACCTAATCCATATTATATGCTTGATAAATTTTATGGAAATTTATCTATTCAAGAATATCGTTCCTTATTGAGAAACGAACGTTTATTTTTAGTTATTGATAAACCATTAACGAGAACACTTCCTGAATTACATGAAGAAAATGATGATTTTATAATTAATAATAAAATAATTCCTTCAAATACATATCAAATTAAAAAGAAACTACAAAAGAAACTACAAACAAAAAGTAACATATTGACGGAAAAATTTGGACTATTACAGTAATTTATAATATTTATTTTTAGTATATTTATTTTTTATATAAATATATTATGGAATATACAGATGTTAATAATATTTCTTTTTGGGATATTACCTCGGTAATTAAATATATTAGTGAACATCTTTTTTCGTTCATATTATTTATTTTGGTTTTTATTATTATTTATATAATTGACCATATTTCAAATATTAATGCTATTGTTTATGGTAGTCCCTCAATTATTCCAGGATTAAGCAATAATAACTCACAAAGCAAAGACCAAATTAAATTACTTAAAAAACGCAGCAAATCTAACAAATAAAATGGACTGTTTTTATATTTTTTTTGCTTCACCTCTTTCAACTCTATAATTGTAATTTCTCATATTTGAATCCAGTCTATGACGTAATTCTTTATATATTGATTGATTAATAGATGTTAGACCTATTTGAGGTTTTTCAACAATACCTAGATAAGACCTGATAACAGATATTTCGTTGAACCCGTATTCTTTTAATTTATCTATAGCTTCTTCCTCTGTATAATTAGTTTGTCGTAAAATTATCTGAACTTTACCGTCTATCTTATCAGTTTCTATTAGAGAGATATTATCTGACATATATGAAGTAGATAAATTATTTTTTAAATCATATTAAACGAATAGTTATATATAAATTATTATATAATGACTGAAACCAAAATGCGCAATTTTAATACTGAGCCACTAATTAAAGAAATTGAAGGTGTTATTAAAAATGGTGTAGAGCAAATATTGAATGATTTTTTAAATAGGTATGATTTATTAGAAAAAACACATGAACAAATTATGAATTTACCATCTGTTCAAAATGAATTAAATAAATATAATAATTACGAAGAAGATGGTGTTGAAGAAGCGCCATCTATGTTTGTTAGCATTAAAGATATGACTCATGATTTAGTAAAAGAAGAATTGTCTAGTGTTGAAAATAAATTAAGTATACTTGAGGAAAAATACAATAATATTTCTCCTTTATTAGATACAATATTAAATAAAATACAATCATTAGGAGTTGAAATTGCTAGTTTAAAAATAGAACAACCGAATAAGACTGAGATTTCATCTCCATTACAAGTGGCATCTTCAACTAATGTTAATGAAAATATTAAGTTAGAAATAGAAGATACTATAGTTACAGATGAACTCGTAGTTGATGGAGAGGTAGAAGAAGATGAAGGGGATGATGAAGAGGATGGAGAGGTAGAAGAAGATGAAGGGGATGATGAAGAGGATGATGAAGAGGAAGAAGCAGATGAAGAGGAAGAAGAGGAGGAAGAGGAAGAGGAGGAAGAGGAAGAGGAAGAGGAAGAAGAGGAAGAAGAAGTCGATGTCGTATCTTATGAAAAAAAGATAGAACCTGAAAAAGAGGATGAAGTGGAAACAGAAGAGGATGAGGAAGAGGAAGTTGATGATGAGTCTATTATATCATCTAAGCAAGAAATTGCTGCTCTAACTGATGTTACTCAAGATGAAAAGGAAGAGGAATTAATGGAACTTGAAATAGATGATATTACATATTGTACAAACAATGAAGAAAATGGTTTTATTTACGAGTTAAATGAAGATGGTGAGGTTGGTGATAAAGTTGGTTATTTAAAAGAAGGCGAACCGTTCTTTTATGCTGATGAAAAATAAAAAATAAAAATATATTATATAATGTTTAAATTGTGCCCTCCAGCAATTATTTATTTAATATTCTCCGCAACTCAAATACTTATTGACACGTTTAAAGGACTGTATAATACTGCTTTTATAAAAGGTATTGTAATGATTATGGTAACATTATTATTAAATATTTTATGCGAACAAGGTTTAGGTGTAGTTTCATGGGTTATTGTATTTATACCATTTATTTTAATGACTGTTGTAGTGAGTATGCTTTTTACATATTTGGTTTAGATGCCGCAACAGGTTCATTAAATTATAATTGTAAAAATTCACCTGGAGAAAATTGTGGGAATGGTGTAAAAACTGATTCTTTAGGTAATATAATAATATATGACCCTGAATATAACGCATCTAAAAATCCTGTTTATTATAACTCACCAAATATTATAGTTCCTAATCCACACAACAATGACAATACAAATAAACCCATTGTTTATGAGCAACCAATACCTTGGGGAAGTAGCACCCCAGCTTATCAAAGTTAAATTATAAATTTTTTAAAATATGTATAAACAATTTAAATAAATAATACCTACTAAAGTATTATGGTTTTTTCATACATATTTTCTTTGCTAAAAACAGGGTTGTTTGTCGTTTTATTAAACGACTATTTTAAAAGAGTCCATCCAGAAAAATACGAAGATGTTATTGTAACTACAACACTTAAAATTATTTATTTATATAGCAATTTTCAACTTATTACAAATAAAGCGTTTCGCTCAGTAAAACAAATTATTTTATCGAATCCTAGGTTAGCTGAATTATTATCCGAATATAGATTTAAAAACAAACCTATTTTTGAATTTGTTTTAGACGAAAAAATAATATATTCCGTAAATAATGAAAAAATCAATTCCTTGGAATTTCCAAAGCAATATGATTTTATTATTTTTTCAGATTATAATAATATTACATCAGAAAATCATTGTGTAAATAAAATAATACTTAAAACAATTCCACAGAATGAATCTGTTACGTATGAAGTTTCTGATATTAAATTTATGTTAATAGAAGTTAAAATTAATGATAAAATTATAAAAATAAATTTCAAATCAGATGAATATAATTACTATATTATTGACAATATATTCGATTACAAATTTTTTAAATATTTTTTAAAGATATACCATGTTAACGAAATAAAAGATGTTAATGAAGAACTTTTTAATAAAATGACTATTCATATTTTAGATAATAATGTTAATAAGATAGAATATGATGCCTCAGACAGTCTTCAATTAAAAAAGAATGAATATCTTAAATTGTCAAATATGATTCAATGTAAGTAAACAAGTATTTAGGTATAAATACATAATAATATTAAAACAATTTAAAAAAAAATGAAATAAATATATATAAATGGAATCCCAGTATACTACAATGGCGACTACTTCAACAATGGAATCATTTCACAAATTATCGCAAAATTGGACTCTTTGGGCACATTTACCCCACAATACAGATTGGAGTATAAAAAGTTATATTCCTATTTCAACATTTACTACAATAGAAGAAACTATTGCTGTTATCGAAACTTTGCCGCCAGTTCTTATAGAAAATTGTATGCTGTTTATTATGAGAGTTGGCATAAATCCAACATGGGAAGACCCAAAGAATCAACACGGTGGCTGTTTTTCATATAAAGTATCGAATGATAAGGTTTGTAAAGTTTGGAAGGATTTGACATATGTAGTTGTAGGTGGTTCCATAAGTAAAAATGTTGGGTTTGTGAATTGTGTTACTGGGATTACCATTTCTCCTAAAAAAAAATTTTGTATTATTAAAATTTGGATGTCTGATTGTAATAATCAAAATCCATCAGTTGTAACTAGTGATGTTTCTGGACTATCAACTCAAGGATGTATATTTAAAAAACATGTCCCACAATATTAAAATATTAAATAATTTATTATAATATGATTTAAAAATACAAATATTAATAAAATATAATGAAATATCCATTTATTATATTTTACAGATTAGATAAATATTCTAATATTGATAACTTTTTTATTGAAAATAACGAATCACTTAATTGTACTCTTTTTTTTACAAGTAATAAAGAAGATTTAAATAATATGTTTGACTTTAATTATCATCTTTTAATTACTTATGGACCAGATGAATCTGAATATATAGATAACTGTTTATCTGTAATTTCGGATAGAATGAGAAATAGATGGATTCATTTAAATGAAATATCCTCAATTTATACCTTTAACAACTCCGTAAATTTTTGTTTTATACATAATTGTTCGCTTAGTAGAGAACAATCTAGACCAGTTTTTTCTGTATTTACAACAAGTTATAATTCATATAATAAAATTATTAGAGCATATGATAGTTTAAAAGAACAAACACTTAAGGATTGGGAGTGGATTATTCTTGATGACTCGCCTGATGACGAACATTTTAATTATTTAAGAAAATTAATGATTAATGATAAACGCATCAGGCTATATAGAAAAGCTGAAAACAGTGGTTCTATTGGTAATGTTAAAAATGAAGCAGTGTCTTTGTGTAGAGGTAAGTATGTAGTTGAATTTGATCATGATGATATACTTCTACCTTTTGTTCTTAAAGATTCTGCTACTTATTTTGATGCTAATGAACACGTAGGATTTATTTATATGGATACTGTTAATTTGTATGAAAATGGTTCGAATTATTCATATGGAGATTTTATATCATTAGGTTATGGTAGTTATTATACACAAAAATATAATAACCAATGGGTTAATGTTTATAACGCACCAAATATTAATAATATTACATTAACACATCTTGTAGCATGCCCTAATCATCCAAGAATATGGAGAAAAGATATATTAATAAAAGCTGGTAACTATTCTGAATTTTTACCAATTTGTGATGATTATGAAATTATTCTTAGAACTGCTCTTATAACAAAAATGGCAAAAATACATAAGTTTGGATACATTCAGTTCATGAATGAAAATAATAATAATTTTTCATTGATTCGAAATG